TAGCTCTAGGGCTGTCCCATACCGCACTTACAGCGTTTTTACACTACCGTTTGGAAGTTCCGAAGGGTCTCTATGGAGGCTTTCATATACGTTGTGGAACCATGTGCCAATCGATTGATAGGCTTGATGGAGGGAAAGGGACAGGAAAGGGGATCGAATCGACTGGAGGCCGCAACAGGAGCCAGGACGAGGTTTTTCACATTTCCACAGAAATCCGACCCCGCCTTACTACATGGTACTTAACTACATGCCTTAACTACATGGTATTTGGGGGGTACCGTTTCAGCGGTAAAAGGGGGTACCGTTTCAGCGGTTGCAAAAAACCGGATAAAGTCGATCACAGGGAATGAAAAAGCGAAACTGAGAAAAGAGAAAATATGCAAATCACCCTTTAGGTAAAGGATATTGTGAGGGGGGGGGGTACCGTTTCAGCGGTAAAAAATGTTCGCTTTCTATACGCTTGAGGGGGGGGGTACCGTTTCAGCGTGGAAAACTTTTTTGATCCACATCGCACGGTGGAAATCTCTTCGCTTCCTCTACGTCCAACGAAAGTTGTAGTTAAAAAATCCCTAGACAAAACTCAAAAACAATGTAAGGTTGGAAAGATTCAAAAGGACTTATGAACGATATCCCCAATTCCTTACCAGAGATCGCAGATTCAACGGGCCTGAACGAAAAATCGGGGACCGCCGCAGCCGCCAAAGAGCCATCTAAAGCGGCGCTAAAACTCATTCAAGGGTCCGAGGAGATACACGGCGATGCGCTGGGAGAGACGGCCTTCCTCTCGCGCTTTCTGGTGCAATGTACGTTACCCCACAAAGACCCCGGAAAAGCGCCGGTATGGAAGCGAAAAAATGGCTCTTACACCCTCATCATTCAACCCGGTTGGGATGAGAGAAACGACTGTCAGATGGGGTATCCCTACGGCATTTTGCCTCGCCTGATTCTCATCTGGATGGTGACAGAGGCGAAGCGCACAGGGGTACGCAGGCTGCATCTAGGTGGCCGCCTGGCTGAGTTCTCTCACGAGCTGGGGCTGGATAGCTCGAAGGGTGGAAAGCGCAGCGACACCGCTAGGGTAAAAGAGCAATTCGCGCGTCTCATCGGATCGCACATTAGCTACCGTAGACGGTGGGATCATACGGAGTGGGACGGCAAGAAATTGCAGCGCGTCGAAATGGAATCCATGCAGCGGCAGCCGATCGTCGACCGCAGCGTACTCGGGTGGTGGGTGCCCGGCAAAAGCCCAAGTTTCGACAGCTACATCGAGTTAAGCCAAGACTTCTTTGCGGCCATCATGGAGAGTGCAATTCCGTTCGATCTACGGGCCATCACCGCCCTGCGAAAGTCTCCCCTGGCGCTGGATTTATACCTCTTCTGCAACTACATCGGCGCGAACCTCAAAGCACGCGGCAGAACAAAACATCTCCTCACCTGGAAGATGCTCGGCCAGCAGCTTGGTTGTGAGTATGCCGACCAGGACAACCTCAAGAAAAAAGTTAAAACCGCGATGCGGAAGGTGAAATTAGCTCACCCAGGACTCAAGGTTGATTACCCCCCCCAGGGCGGCGGCATTGAGATCCGCATCAGCAAGCCGGCCATCGCGCCCCGCGTCGAAAAGGTGGACCTTGGCTGATGCATATCGCGGAGGAGCTGGCCAAGGTCATCGGTTGCTTCATCGCAATTCTGTACACGAGCGATCTACTGCTGACGCTCCATGACATTCGGAACGAGCTGCGCGCTGCGCGTGAGCAACGCAAGGCACAGGTTCCGTAAAAAGCTCCCCTGGGAAACGGGAGAGAGACGTACCAAATGTGTTGTCGTTTAGGGGGTACTCGCCTGAGTACCCCCCTTTTTAGACCTCACCCAGAAGCGATAGGCAGCTCGCCACGGCGTCGCGGATGAATTGGGCGGGAACGACACCCCGGCTCTCCTTCAGGCGCTCCAGCGTGGCAATCTGCGACGCTGGGAGCCGGATAGGATACGGCACCATGCGCTCACGCTGGCCGCTGGGCCGCAGGGAGGCGAAACCTTCGAGGATGGACGCGCCAGCCGAACCCTCGTATCCCAGCGGAACCGATACAAAGTTGCGCGGGGTCGAAGACGGCGCAGGAACCAGATCGGGATCGCTAGGAGGCTCTACAGGCGATTTGCGGTCTCGGATGGGGTCGATGTGTGTGTGAAGGTCTTCGAGGGCGTAGCCGGCGAGCTGGGCGCGTTTGTGAGCCATTGCAGTATCTCCTTGGTTAGCTCGACGTACTCCTTCGCCGCTGCATGGCTGGGGGCGTAGTCGAAGATAGTTTTTCCGGAACCCGAGACTTCCGTGATGGGTGCGCGGTCTCCGATGGTGGTTTTGAGCACGACCGCCGTGTCGATCGGCGCGAAGATGACCGCCGCCGAATCCTGCGCCTGTCGACCGAGGACGGTATTCTTGCGCGCGTTGACGAGGACGGCAACCTTGGTCTCGGGGGCTTTCTCTTGCCGCAGGTAGCGAACGAAGGTGGCCGCCGCCGAGAAGTCGAGCGTCGACGGCCTGAGCGGGACCAGGATGCCGTCAGCGCCATGCAGCACTGCCCGCGTGAACCTGGCCGCCTCATCCTGATCGGTGATGCCAGGAGGACAGTCGACCAGGACGATCTCCTCTTCGGCGCCTTCAAGGCCCGAGAAGCGCCATTTGAGCTGGCGCGCCGGCCTGACTTCAAAGGGGAGGCTTCCCTGCCCTTGCGCGAGGCTCCACACGGTCGCGCTGGCTTGCGGATCGGCGTCGACGACCAGGACGGAATACTTGGCGCGCGCGAGACCACCCGCGAGGTTCATCGTGGTGGTGGTCTTTCCGCAGCCGCCCTTTTGGTTTGCGATAGCGAGGATGATTGGCATGAGATTACGGTATGCCATACCGTAGAGATTACGGTAGTGCATACGTTGATTCTACCGCTGAGATTACGAGATGACACACGCGGAGATGACGCTGCGTAATACAATTGTCGTCGCCGCTCCAAAAGTGGCCTTTTAGGGGTTATGGCGAGAGCTTTTACTAATACCCCTCAACTTCAAAGCGGCGTAGGCTTCGCTCAGGAAAGGGTTTGACGATGGCTAGACCGATTACATGGCTGCCCAGGCTGCACGAAATTCGCCGGTCGGTGGCCGACTCGGTGAGGTCCCATTACACGCGCAGGGAGTTGGAGGCGCTATTCCAGATTCAGCAGGGTGCGGCGTCGAGGTTGCTGGAGATCGTACCCACCCTGAAGGTGAACGGGAGCCACTTGGCCGAGCGTGAGGGGTTGCTGGCGTTTCTGGACCGCATCTCCGAGGCTGACGACGTAACTACCTTGATGCGCCGGCTAAAGGCCGAGAAGAATGCGCCGTCTCGCCGATCGGTGCGGAGCATGGTGCGCCGGGACACGTCGCCGGTGAGTCTCGCAGGAGTGCCGGACACTCTGCGACTATATCGTGGCCACCTGGCGATCAAATTTGAGTCGATGGAGGAGCTGGTCAAGACGCTCTATGTGCTGGCTCGCATCCTCGACGACGATCTTGAGGAGTTCGCCAGCGCGTACGAGCCAGTCAGAAAGGATGAGATTGATGAGGGAGCCGAAGACGTGAGGCGCTTGTTCGCGGACCTGGGGGAGATGGAATCGAAACGAGCCTCCTAAACGTCTTTTTGGCCGGCGTCGCGCAATTCTTTCTTGGCCGCCGCCATAGACGCGCGCAAACAGAAGCCGTTGCGCGACGCGGTGATACCAAGACGCGCAGCCTCAGCCACCGCCCCTCTCTTAAGTATGGCCCTCTCTTCGGGAGTCACACGAAGGCCGATCTCCACATAGACCTTATCGAGTTTCGGTCTGCCTACCTTCTTCATTTTTTTTCGTATGACTTTCTTTTTTCTCACACTTTTCTTTTCCATGCCTATATTGTATAGGGATGAAATTACACGGTGTCAAATCGATCATATTAGAAGTTTTGCCAGCACCGCTATTGGTAAATGACAGATGACACCACCTATTTATGCCGAACCTGAAAAATCCATCGCCTTCACGGTGCCGTATCTTACGCCGCCGAGCGTGAATCACTACACCAAACCTTGCATGTATACCGGCAAGGACGGCTTCGCCCATCGCGGGAAGAAGCTAACCAAAGAAGCAAAAGCCTACAGAGATGCGGTGGCGATCTTCGCGGGAGGCCGAACCGTGGCACCCTCAACAGATGCGGAGCGTAGGCGCGTCCGTTATCGCATTGTGGTGCGCGTGGTCCTTGGCTTCAATCAGAGGCTCGACAGCGACAACTCCCTGAAGGTGGCAATCGATTCTCTGACACACTGCGGCGTGATCCACTCGGATGCCTACTCCGAAGACTCCAGAGCATTAATAGTCAAGAACGAGCGCCACAATCCACGAACTGAGTTCATCGTTGAAAGGATGGAGAACTGATGCAGAGAAAAACTTATGACGATTTCACAACCCATTGCGTCATCTGCAGTGTCGAGGTTGCGAAGGAGCGCGTGATGCGTGGCGCAATCACATGCACGAAGGAACACGCGAAGGAGCGCCGCGAACAGCTCCGCGCAGTGCAGGACAGAAAAGAGTGCCGTTATTGCCGCCACCCCAGCTCACCCGAGGAGCGCGCAGCGTTTAGCAGGTTCCGCACGATGGAGCGCAGACGCCCAGACCTGCTCTACCCTGAAGCCTTCGAGGAATGGAAGGCCAACGGCGGCGCGCCCACAGCCGAGGCGTTTGCGGAGTCGAGAAGGAAATGAGTCAACACGTGGGGTCGCGAACGGTGGATCGTAGACGTAGACAGGTGAGAATCTACGAAGCTGCGCTCGAAGTGAACAAGGAGGTTCAGGAGTCGCTTCGCCCAGGTGAGGTCTTTGATGACATCGCCGATACCGAAGTGATCGAGGTTAGCGTCAGTCTGTTGCGCGAGTTGCGCGACGCGCTGGAGCAATATGAGCATTGACCAATGAGACCACTAGCCGAGAACCAAGAACCCTTTCCTCATTTCCTGTTGTGGGATCGCCACGACCGCAAGGGGCAACGCTGCGAGATCATCGGCACGCGCGGCACTATTGGCGACGTACAGGTGCGTTTCGAGGACGGCTTCATCGCCATCCTGAACCGAAAAGCACTCCGCAGAGCGCCATCAAAAAAATAATTCACTGGACGAAAATATTGGAAAGAGTAGACTTGCCGAGAATATGCAACAAATTGCATTGACTTAAGGAGAAATAAAGTGGCCCTTTCAGATCGTCCCTATGGCCCCAATAGCGGAGCCGCCAGCGTAGCAAACCAAATCCCTCTAAACCAGCAGGCGACGCAGACGCAAACGCTGAATGGGATATTAGCCGTCCAGTTCAATCTGACTGCGGCCACCCAGACGATTGCACCCAGCGCGCCGAACCCAGCCGTTCCGCTTCTAGTGGCAATCCCGCCAGCCACGCAGCTCGAACAGACCCCTTTCGACCTCTGGGCGTCCGGCTACATCCAGACCAGGGCGAGCGGAACCGTCACCATCGACGTTTACGAAGGCACCAGCGAGACCATCGCCAGCAACATCCTGCTAGGTTCAAGCGGCGCGATCACCCAGAATACCGCGATCGCAGCCTGGTATGCCCATGCCATCCTGATTTACGACTCGGTAAGTGGAGTGCTGGCCGGAAAGATTGATTTCTACGTCAACAAAATCATCGTTGCCGCAGTAACCCTATCCAACTTTCCGACCGGGTTTCTCAACCAGGGCAACCCTTCCGCGAACCCCCCGACCGTGGCGAACCTGCCCAGCTTTGCTCTCACCTTTGCATCGAGCGGAGCCACCGGGCCGCTGCCTACGACCGTGAACATTCAGAAGTTCAGCGTCGGCTAGACCTATCACCGCGAGGGCCGTAAAGCCGGGACCCACATGCTTAACGCATGGACCAGAGGGCGGGGGGATAATCCCCGCCAGCTTTTCGAGGAGAGGGAGACGATGGCGGAAGATAAAAAAGACGAGCACAAAGGTAAGGAAAAGCCAGCGAAGAAGCATCTGCACGAGATTCGCAGCGAACAGACGGAAGACGGTCACATCCTCCATCACCACACCTACAAAGCAAAAAGGGAGGACGATAAGACCGAGCCTGAGCGCAAAAATATGGCCGTCAGCAATTCGCCCGATGAAGCCGGCGAACACGTCGCGGAGCAGTTCGGGATGAATCAGCCCGCGCCCGACGCAGGCGCAGCGCCCGACGCAGGAGCTGCACCAGGCGGCGCGGCACCGGACCCAACAGCGGGTGGCGGAGCGATGCCGGGACAGTAGCCACGCCATGATTGAGCTAGATGACAACGAACGCATTGTCCAGGATGCCGCTTATCGCGAAGATTTGCGGCATCGCTTTATTACCGATCCATTCTTCGCAGGCCGGATGTTGGGCTGGGACTTCCATCCCGTCCTGCATAAGCCGGTCGCCGATCTCTATGGCAGGAAAAATCCCCTGCTGTCGATCGAGGAGCAGCGCCCGAAGAAAAAGCTGATGCACTTCGATCCGCGCTTCACCTACAAAACCACATGGAACCGCGTGGATAAGGTGCAATGGATCGCTGCGTTTCCCAAGACCATCACGCTGCTGAATCAGACGGCCACGCAGCCACTCGCTAAAGCCATCTCCAAAGGAACCGCCAATTACTTCTATTGCCCGAAGTATCAGAAGCCGTCGCGGTTTCAATGCTGCTTTCCTGAGCTGGTAGTCGACAAACAACCGTTCAGCTTCGGCGATACGTGGAACACGAAGAACCACGATATCAACTCGCTCGACGACACGATTTCGTTTACCTCGCCACAGACAGAGCAATCCGGCTGGCATCCCTGGCTGCTCAACTGCGACGATATGGTGGCCACGAAGAACAGCGGCATCCGAGCCACGCAGGACGCGCGGCAGGGCGTTATCGAGACCTTCGACACCAACAAAAACACCCTCGTCCCAGGTGGATACCTGTATCTCGTCGGCACCCGCTACCATCCTTTCGACCTGTACGGAGTCCGACTCGCAGACATGGACCCCGACGAGTGGGATGTACTGATTCGCCATTCGATCGAGCGCAAAGACGGATCGCGCCTTCTACTCGGAGAGTTCCCGCCCGAGGATGAAGTGATTTTGCCGTTCTCAGAACTTCCAGGCATGGACTACAAGCGGCTGCGGGGCATGTTCTATGAGAACTACGAGACGTTCATGTGCCAGCAGCAGAACGACCCGCAGGGCGGCCACACGCCTATCTTCGATGAAAAGCTGTACGGAACCTGCGAGGCCGACATCGAGCGCATCCCGCCCTACGGTGGCGAGACGTTTGTGTGTTGGCGTCTGCAGTATGGCTCGAAGCCGGCGACGAGCAAGCTGATGGAGGGCGCGGCGGCGCGGATCATCGACGGTAAGGTGTACGTGATCGACTGCTGGCAGATCGGCGGCACGCCCAGCCACCAGGCCGAGCGCATGGTGAAGATCCACCGCGAGCTGCAGGCGGACGGCATGATGATCCTGAATACACCCGGCTGCGACGCCTTCACCCCACACATCCGCAATGAAGCGGCGAGGAAGAATATCAGCCTGCGCATCCAGTGGGCAGACTTTGAGGACAACGAAAATCTGCGCAACGGGGCAATCAAGCAGATGGAGCCGATGCTGAAGGTGGGACGAATTATCTTCGCGCGGGGGATGACCAAAGGCAGCGAGTGCAGGAAACAGTTTGTGTATTTCGGGCTGATAGAAGAGAACGGCATCATCGAGTGCGTGTCGAAGCTAGGGAACCTGGTGCCAATGTCCCAGATGCGCGCTTCGCTGGAGGATGATGAGGTCGAGTATCAGCGCAGCCGCAGAGATGATGCTACGTTGAACTGGCTCCTTAACCTGCAGGGAACGCCGATCGTGGATGAGCAGGTAAAGAGGAAAGCAATGGCGCACCAGCAGGCGATGCAGGAAACGACGACGTACCGACTACCGCCAATGCCGGGGGGCTTAGATGGCTGAAGAACTGGATTTACCGCGCGAGAATGATGACATAGCGGCGCGACCAGGTGGCGATGGAATGCCACTCGGAAATGAGATGACGCCGCGCATCGCGCAGTCACAGGCCGAGCTGGGCGAAGACGGCCAAGAGACCGCCTACAACGACGACGCGGCGGCGACGTTGGTATGGGAGAACTATCAGGCTTGGACAGCATGGCTGGACGAAAATGCGTGGCTGGCCGAATGGCAACTGATCGACTACCTCAAGCAAAGCCCCAACTTCGACAGCAACTGGCGCGGTGCCGGCGGCGGCACGGCGCGCATCTCGCGGTTCAACGTGGCCAAAAACTCGAATACGATGGCGACCCAGATCAAGCGAGGCATCTTTGCCGACCAGACGCCGTTTCTATTGGAGCCGCGCGGCCAACTGGCCAACGATGACGACCAGGAGATTTACGTCGACGCCATCACCGAAATCTTCAACACCCTCAGCGAACGCGCAGACCTCGAATACAACGTGGGGCTGCTGGTCGACTGTCAGGTTCTCCAAGGCACCGGCATTGGCGATATGGGGTATGAAGAGAAAGAGACCGTCTACACGACGCGCAAACGCAAGAAACAGCCGCAACAGATACAGATGCCGATCGGCCCACCCAAGATAGTCAACACCTGGGAGAGCGATCAATTTGAAGCTGTACCCATGAAAGTAAAGGAGACCTGGCCCTATTTTGAATACCGCAAGCTGGGAACGACGCTCTATGATCCTGCGTGGCGTACACCCAACCGACCGGAGTTGAGCGCGTTCGGAAAGATCGACGTTGATTATCTGAACTTGCAGAACCTTCAGCAGCTACGCGGTATGGACTGCTATAAGGACATCCCCAGCGACGAGGACCTGAAGAAATTCTTCTTTGAGAACCCGCTGGGCGATGCGCCGGCAGCGTCGACGACCTCCGAAAGCATGGAGTCTAATTCGGCTGTCGTCTTCCACGCCGAGGGCGAACACGAACAGACCAACGCCGACCCGACCCTGCGGCCACTGATGAGGCTGAAGTATTCGACCAAAGAGAAGATCGTCGAGGTTCTGTGCTTCCAGGGACGTAGGAAGACAATCCGAAACGGGGCGCACGACCTGCGGGACTTCGCCCTTGGAGTCACGGCGAATTGGTGGAACATCGACAACAGCGGATATGGGATGGGGATCGGCAGACTCAACGCCGGCGACCAGCGCATGGACCAGGGCGTCCTCAACGAAGTGCTGAAGATGATCGGCTACTGGACCAACGCGCCGCTGATGTACGACAGCGCCAGCGGCAACGAGCCGACGCAGAATGTGGTGATGGGACTAGGAACCCTTTGGGGAGTCAATGCGGGAGCGAGCGGCGACATACGCAAAGTTCTGGCCTATGTGCCGAAGCCAGAGATTCCCCCCGAGGCGTGGAAGATTTACACGCTGGGAAAGGAAGGCGGCGAGGACCTGGTAGGCGCAAACGCGACCACCATGCAGGGCAACACCGGACCGGGATCGACCGCGCTCAAGACGGCCACCGGAGTAAACCGGCTGGGCAACAAAGCCGATGACAACGTGGCCGAACCCATCTCGAACATCGAGGGCGTACTTGTGCGCTGGTATCGCTTTCTATGGTGGATCGTGCAAACCAAGATGCCGATTGCTGAGATTCGACAAATCCTCAGCAAGAAGTACGCCGACACGGTTATTAACAAGATCGACCCGGAGAGGCTGGTTTGCGCGGAGTTCAACATCAAGATTCTGGCAGGGCAGAAGCTTGCGGCGAAGGCTTCAATTCAGCAGCTCATCCCCTTTATGCTGCAGCTGCTACAGCAGCCGCAACTGATGGAATTTATGCACCAGAAGGGCAAGACGATCAACTTTTCAGCGATCGAGAAAATCTTTATGCGCGTGAGCGAGCTGCAGGGCGCGGAAGACATCATCGTCGACCTCACCCCCGAGGAGATGCAGCAGGTTCAGGCGACCAACCCAGCCGCCCAGAGAACGCAGAGCGCGGCGGCGATCGAGGCGCTGCGCGGGAAAAACAAGCTGCAGGAGATCAGCGCCAAGGGCGAAACCGATACAAATCTGGCCGTCGTAAGAGCCGCAGCGGACAAGGCTGCGGAACGGCTGCAAGGCCCGACGCAATTCGAGGAGGCCGAGGCGCGAAACGAACGTAACACCGACCTCTCAGAGCTGCAGAATGGTGTGCCGGGAGGAGGAGCAGCATGATTCAGCCAAGAGACGTCGATTGGATGGAGATCGAGCAGGCGAAGGATTTCATTCGCAAGCCGCTGAGCGAGGGATTTAAAGCGTGGTCGACGTTGCGCGATCGCGACAACGTAACCATGACGATCCAGGAGCTGGGCCACATGATGGCGTGGTATGCGCTGATTCGCGCGGAGACGAAGATAGTCAAGGAAAAGCCGATGAAGCTGGAAGCTGGGCAGCCGGCGCTGACCGAGGGGAGCAAAGATGCCTGAACCGATGACGCCGCATGAAAAGTTTATGGCCGGCGTGCCCCTGACGGATGAATTGGCAGCGGTGCGCGATGGGCGCGACCAGCCGGAACCGAAGCCGCGGCCTGCGCCAGTGGAACGGAGAGCCTACGACGACCCCGAGCGTGAACTGAGCCGACCGGAAAGGCTGGACCTGAAGGAGTTCTGGGAGATGCCGGGACAAAAGTTGTATTCCCGTATCGCTGAAAAGGCTATCCACTTGCATCAGAACCGTGCTATTAACCTCAGTCAAGAAGACCCCCTTAAAAACCGGGATCAGATTGCCAATGCCTGGGCGTATGTAAAAATGTTTCGTCGAGCGATAGCGGAGATGGAATTGATCGTGAGCGGGGAACTGGCTGAGTTGGAGAACGAACGATGAGGATGGATTGGGTAACAACGCGCCCGAACGGTAAGCCTGTCGAACCCGGTACTTTCTGCCGCGTACTGGATATGGAAGATGGCACCAACCCGATTTACTACTACGGAAAAACCGAAGAGGAAGTCAGCAATAAGATCGCATTGAACAACATGCACGCGCAGCAAGCGTTGGCGCGTCGCTCCGCAGCTCCTCCCGCCAACGGCACCATCACCACTCCCTCTCCCGTCACACCACGTAAGCGCATGACCGCCGACGAAACCATGCAGGCAACCACAGACCTGCAGAACCCGGCGAAAGCAGCAGACGCAGTAACCAGGTTGGTTCAGGACGCGACCGGAATGGATCTTCGCCAGATGGCGATGGATGCCTTCAAGAGCCGCGCTGACCAATGGGTGAGCGAGACTCCAGACTTTTACAACTGCAAGCCCAACCGATCGCTGCTGGCGACGCGGTTGGGTGCGATGGTGAACGGCGATGTGTCACTCATCACGAAAGAGATGATGACGGATTGTTTTCACCAGATGTCAGAAGCCGGGGATTTAGTCGAAGACCCTGGTGAAGCAGCACCGAACGTCACAACGTTTCCTGACGAGAATCAGGTCCAGCGTGTCGAGACGAGCCGAGGCGGACGCAGTGGGACAGGAACGCGAAGCACCAATTTTCGTGCCCCCCAGGGCGTCCAGACAAGGACACTCAAATACACGCGGGAGCAGATCGACAGGATGAGCATGACCAAAGCCGAGGCGTTAATTCGCAACGGGGACAAGGATTATGCGGAGGCCTGTGAGTTCTACTACCCGGCAGCGAAGGCGACAGCCTAACGCTGGGGGAGCGCAACATGCGTCAGACAATGACGTACCGGATGTGGAAGCGAAAGAAGCAATGGGTGAGCGGAACGAGCAGTCAGTTCCGCCCAATCGGGATGCAGAGCCGGACTCAGGACGGTATCGCTGCATTTTTGTTTAAGTACATTCTGTGGCCTCTGCTACAGCTGCTGATCGCTTGTGCGGCGGCGCTGATGGCGACCGGAGCCACGGCGATGGCGATGGGCGCGCAGGCCGCGCACTCGCCAGTGATGGGCGAGGGTGGAGCAACCGCAGCCGCTCAGACCTCAGCCAACATGCCGCAGGCGCGTCTGACGGTGTATTACAACCGCGTCTTCATGCAATGGCTGTACGCCAAGACCAACAAGCTGCTGATGTGCACGCACATGGACCTGCCCGAAAAGAGCGGTCAGACCTGGCGTAACTTCATGTCGATTCCGCTGGGGCCGGACATCACCCAGCAGACCGAGGGAACACCCGGACCGCCAGAGCAGATCAACGTCAACTTCAAGGACATCGTTGTCGGTCAATGGGCGAATTTCAATACAATTTCAGACTTCGCCGCCTTGACTTCGATCTCGGATGACCTGGTAGAGAACAGGCGCATCATGGCCTACCAGCTCGCGCTGACGATCGACGACCTCATCATGTACCAGATGGACTATCTGCGCACGATGGACACGCGGACGGCCAATCAGGACGCGACGACCGCGCCCTATGCGTTCACCAAGAACATCATCGAGCAGATGCCCGGTTCGCTCGAAGGTGCCGAGGTGCCGCAGATGAAGGATGGCTTCTACAACGGAAGCATTCATCCTTTCTTCGTCTCCGACCTGATGCTCGACGACTCCAATAACTCCATCGTCGACATCTGGAAGCACACCGACGCGGGCCAGTTGAAGCTGGAACCGCTGGACGGCGACGACGGCGAGGCTCCGGTTCGCACGCTGGAACTGTTCGGTTGCCACTGGAGAAAGAGTACAAACCAGACCCAGACGGCGAACTGGCAGGGTTCCGCGCAGACCGGAATCAGCACCTACCTCGCCGGAATGGATGGCATGGTCTTCATTCAGTTTCCTCACGGCAAACTGACCAAGCCCGGCCACAAGTGGCAGAATCTCGACCTCTGGGCCGAGAAGTTCACCGCGCGTACCGCCTACGATGCCAACCAACTCATCCAGGCGGGAACGGGATACAACTGCGTGCTGGGCATCGGGCCACCGCCCGACGTGACCAGCCGTATGCGGATCGCGATCGCCGTTCCGATGACGACATAACCCCAAAACAGAAGACGTAGACGACAGCCCCGGATGGCCAATGGAGCATCCGGGGTGACGGGCAGGGTTTGAAGATGGCAAAGAAATCTACAAAAAGCGTTGTGGACAACGGTGCTCTGCGAAGCGTGTTTCTCGCACCGCCCGAGGAGAATGGCATGGCAGAAAAGACGATTGCGCAGCAGCTTGAAGAGATAACCCTTAAGACCGCTGAGATGAATATGAAGATCGCCGCGCGCGCCCTCGAAAAGTTCGAGGCGCAGGAGCGATCCAAGACCAGCCAGAACGCCCAGCGTCAGAGCGAGCTGTCCAGCAAGATGCGCGGACGCGCCCAGGTTGCGTCGAAGTGTGCCCATAAACAGGGAGCCAGCCCCAAGAACATCTACAAGGGCAAGGGCGACACGACGTTGAAGAAGGTCCGCATGATGGATGGCTTCACCATCCTGATTCACTGCGCGATCTGCCGGCTCGCCGTCTTCAGTCCGCATCCCTACGACCGGAACCCCGAGCCACAGAAAAACTTTCTCACCGGCAAGATGGAGACCGAGACCCAGGCCAAGGTGCGCGTCGCGAAGTGGCAGGCGGATACCGAGAAATTCAACGATCTGCTGGAGAAGAGTGAGGAGTCGAAGTCCGACGAGTATTCGAGCACGATGGACTGCGGCAACACCTTCGAGGTGAAAGACCACAAGGGGATGCCGGTGTATCGCCGTCGACCGAGCGACTTCTATCCGCAGGCCGTCGCATAAATTTCAACCAGAAATGATTCGCGTCGCGTGAGCGAGGCAGAGAGAAGGAAACAATGGGTGCAGATCGCGTAACCTACGGACCACCGAGCGCAAGCGGAGTCAATTCCTACGACCAGAAAGCACTGGTGCTCGACCAGAACAACGGCGTGCTGTATGTGAGCGGCGCGGCCAACAACCGTAAGCTGATGGTGGCGATGGGAGCGCCCCTGGTGCTGCCTGCGCAGACCGCGCTGACGGCCATCACCACCGCACAAACTCTTCTGAGCTTCCTGTTCGGCGCCGGCGCGCTGAATGTGACCGGACGCAAACTGAGGGTCAAGGGAAATCTCATCTATTCGACCACTGCGGCCAACGTCGCGGCAATCACCCTGGGGTTTACGCTGGGCGGCGTGACCCTCGGGACCATCACTACCCAAGCAACCAACACGGCGGCCAGCACTAACCTCCCCATTCGATTTGAATTCGAGACTACTGTCGTCACCCTGGGCGCGGCGGCGACGCTTGAGACGCATGGAAGGGTCGACGCCAACATTTCAGCCACCGCCGTTGGACCAGTCTCAACCTACCTCGCTACCAATGCCACGGTGTCCGGAGCGGTGAACCTGACGGCAGCCTCTACGTTGGCAGTGACCATCGCAGCCGGCGCGGCCATCCCGAGCGCGCAACTTCGTTCGGTAACAGTGATGTACGAAGCCTAAAAGGAGGCACGATGGCAACGATGAAGAAGGCAGTAAAGAAGGCGAAGGGGCCGCTCACGGTTGAGCAGCGCCTGGAGCGGATCGAGAAGGATTTCCGGTTTCTGGCGGCCAAATTGCGGACGCATGGCATCCATCTCGACGCCCAGACGGAACCCGACGACGTAGCCCAGGGCGAACCGCAGGAAGTCGACAACAAGGAGTAAGCGTGGGCAACTCCACCATCAAGCTCGCCACCGTTTACAACGTCATCGCCGCGAAGGGCATCCCCGATCCGAGGGGAGGCCCCAGCGGTTATGGCGACCAGCTCGCGCTGGAGTGCGCGAGCGAGGTGATGGCGGATATCGTCTGCGAACGCTACAACCAGAAATGGAATCGGGCCTACGCCGCCCCGTTCTACACCAATAGCTTTCAGCAGGACTACCCCCAGCTCGCGCAGAAGGCCGGGCCGATCGGCTGGGGCGAAGACGGCGATGTGGTCGACGTGAACAACACGTACCTACCGAAGCCGATGAACAACATCAAGTGGCGGCGCGGCCTCAGCCGCACCAACGTAAGCCGATGGTGGCCTGAAAACCTTTGCTGGATGTACAACTCCGAGCTGTCTTACGGGGAATGGCCAGGAGCCGATGTCGTCATCTATCCGTTGCTGGGTACGAGCGCGCCAGGTGGCCAGAACCCGATCCTGAGTTACATCGACTTGAACGGAAATCTGCTGATCCTCGATAGCTTTGGCACCACGGGAAACGCAATCCCATCGGCGCTTCCAGTAAACAGCAAGGAGGGAACCGTCGTCGATGACGGCACAGTGTCGTGGATATGCGTCAGCCCAACGTCCCAGGGATTCCGCATCGACCGTCTTCCCTCGGCTGCAGGGCCGACGCTCGAAATCAAGCCCTACTACCAGCTCGACCCGCCGCGCTTCGCCACCATGCAACAGATGCTCGATCCGATTCCCGACAGCTTCAGCCGCTTTTTCTTTCGCGGCCTGCAGGCGCAATGCCTGCTGAACAGCCCAAATCCCGGCGATGTCAAGCGCGGCGAGGCCCTGATGGAGCGAGACCAGAACGGGGAGCCGCGATGGATGAAAGAGCCGAAGAAGCAGGGCGACCGCGAGCTGAACGTGTATGCGCTGCTGCCGGCGACGAGCGTGGTTGAGCCGAAGTGGGGATCGGGCGCACCGCGCACGGCGGACAACCCCTATGGGTGGAACTGATGGGGAGCCTCAGCATCCAGCAGTCGATGACCTTCGTTCAATCGTTGATCGACAATCAGCGCCTCAATGTGAACAACATGGAGCCCGGCGTGACGATGGCGAACATTGTGCTGGGAACCATGCTGGGACCGCCCTTCGTGTGGAGGCAGAATCGCACCAACCTGAGCTTCCCCGTCAGCACGGCGGGAGGCACCGACTATACGCAATCGGTGCCGAATATGGGATTTATCGAGACGCAGTGGCTCGCGGATTCGACTGGAAGCATCCTCGAATTGAATGGACAAACCGCGTTGGCGAAGGTTAGTTTTACGCGGACTCCCACGATGATCGCAGCACAGTACGACGACAACCAGGGAAACATTACCTTCCGGGTTAACTCTGTGCCGGACGCGACCTATACCGCATTTCTCGATATCCAGAACTGTGCGCCTCTCATCACCAGCCCTGCCGACACCTTCACGCCATTAAGTGACTATTTCGGTTACTTGTTCAATAAGGGCATGTTGAGTGAGGGTGCGCTGCTGGTCAATGACTCGCGTTTTTCCATCTGGCGATCGGAGTGGATTGCGCAGTGCCTCGCCACGCAGGACGGACTGGACGCGCAGGCGAAGGATATGTTTTACAGCCAGTTTATGAACACGACGCGGACGGTGCAGCGGAGCCAGGATATGTCCAGGAACGGCGGACAGGGACGGGCGCGCTAGATGCCGGGGCCGATCTCAGCTGCAGGAGCCGTAACCAACCCGACCAAGTACGCCGCGTTGAGCATGGGCGCGCGCCAGATGACCGGGCTATGGACGCAGCGCAGCCCCTACAGGGATGCCGCCGTGCCGTACCTTGCGGCGAAGTTCTACTCAGGCAGCCGATTCGATTCGATCCTCGACGGCGAGAACCGCGAAATCAGCGTCGACCTGACCGACAAGCGCAGCCCAGGCAGCATCGTTTTCAACGACAACACTTTTCCCGATATCAAGTCTTATTACGGCTATCAATCCCTGCAGAACGGAGTCGAGAGCATCCGCGTGATTGCGGACGGCATGGACGGCAATATCTACGACGCCACCCCAGGCCAGAAATCGACGCTCTTCAGCAAAGCCGCGGGCGCTGGGCCGGCGCGGTTTCTTGGAATCAACAATGAGCTTTTTTTCGGCGACGGCAAGGAAGAGAAGAAGTGGATTTATCCGGGGAGCTGGCAGGCGAGCACGGCGATCCAGCCGGGGAAGCTGATTAATCAGGGAGCCGAGCCAGGCACCGCATACATGGCGCTGGGCGGCATGAGCCTTACGATTCTTGGAACGTCGTCGACAGGAACGCCCGACTTCCGCGTGATGGTCTATGTCGACCCTTCCGACCTTCCCGAATCCTTCGCAAATCTGGTCGACGCGAAGATGAGTTTTTCAGGACTGACCGGTGCCACCTTCCTCAACGGGCAGACACTGCTGGTCGATGAGATCATTTCGGCGACGCTGGGAATCTTCATCGTCGAGGCATCGTCGGGCGCGTACGCCTTCACCCCGGACACCGGGACCGCGACGACCGGCAACGGCACCACCGGAGCCACAGCGCCGACGTTTCTCCCTTCGTACCTCGCGGTTACAGCGGACAGCGGACAGCAATGGAAGTCCTACGGCTCCGCGATCGAGAATTGGGGAATGGTCTCGCCAGTGAAAGCCCCGACGCTGACAGCGTTGAACGGGGCGCGGTGGTGGACACCGCTGACGCAGCACTATTTCAACTACAGCCTGATCGACCCATACCAGAACGTGCAGCTCGCGCAGACTTCGGTGAGCGGAAACTTCGTCACCGGCACAAGCTATCCGGCCTGGGCGACAAGCATGTTCCAGTCAACCAGCGACGGCGATATCACATGGATGAACATGGGGCAGATCGGCGTATGGAGGCCCAGCTTTTTACAGCCAGACCCTTCGATCGTCCTCGACTCCAACCATAACCTCCAGCTATGCATCGGCTCGACCGGAGCGGGTTTGACCGGAGGCACCGAGCCGACCTGGGCAACGGTGTTTGGCGATACGACGACCGATGGCGATATCACTTGGATGTGCCTCGACGCCGGCGCGCAGCTCACCACCGCCAGCGTGAGCTATGGCTATAGCTGGCAGGGAATCGACGGCACCGTGACCACCTCATCGAGCAAGGCCACGATTCTCGGCCCTATCGTCGGAACCTCGCTTACACCGGCCACGCCCTACATCGACATCGTGGGCGCGAAGAGCACAGACGAGCAGTGCGGCCAAATCTGGATATGGAGGACCGCCCAGGGAGAGCCGACGCTGATCCTCGAAGACCAGATCGCCAGCGACAATGTTTATGACCCTCCGGCGACCTTCAGTTATCTTGAGCGCGGCATCACGGACACGACGGCGAACGGCAGCCCGGCGCTTGACGCCTTTATCCCCGCGCCCGTCGCGGAGTCGCAGGAGCCGCCGCCACCGGGATTTACAGGGCCGATCTATCATGTGCAGCGGGTTTGGGGGATTTCCGGCTATAGCGTGGTTTATTCGCAGGGACCGGATGCGATCGTCGGCAACGGCAATACGGCCTTCGCCGCGCTTAACGAGATCCCGTACATGGCCCAGCCGATCATGCTCATCCCCATGACGGTGCAGGGCGGCGGCATCGTGGTACTGACCACGGACGGCTTTTGGATCATCCTTGGTACCGGAACCCCATCCGACCCGTTCTATACGACAATTTATTTTTCTTCGGTCAGCATCAGCAGCTTTACCGCCGTCGACGTGTATCAAAATTCGGCGTTCATGATGGAGTCGAACGGCAAGGTCTCAACGCTTGCGATCGAGTATCCCTTCAACCCGCAGACTGGATACAACGAGATTGGCTTCCCGATCGGCGACCAGTTTCTGAAGGTGACAACCGGAGGACTCAACGCCGCGCTCTACAACCCCGCCACCGCATACGTGACCTGGTGTGTCGCCAACTCCTTCGATACCGGGATGTATGTGGCGGACGGCGCGGTGGGATGGTTCCGCATGGGAATCGTGAACCCGCCAGAGAGCGGCCTGTGTTGGAACACGCCGCGCCAGATCGTAGGCGGCACCAGCGCGGTGCAGAGCGTCAAGACGACACCCGGCAAGTACCAGCTGCTCATCGGGCCGCCAGCCGGCACGCCGGGCCCCATCCTTGTACGCGATGCGACCGGGACGGTGTACACGGACAACGGCGTGCCTTATCCGAGCTGGGACGCGAAGGGTGTGAACCAGTTGTGTCCGACCGGAAAGTGGGCAGAGGTGGTGCATATCAGCACCAAGTCCGTCGCCGTGGGAGCGCGGCCCACCGTGAGCGTTCTGTTGGGCGAGATCAAGCCCAGCCCCAAGCGGCCATACCGAGCTTTGAAGCTGGGCGACAAGAGCAACGATCCGGCGCGGACGCCGCGCAGCGTGAGCGTGTACAGCGATCGCTACGTGGTGAAGCAAAGCGGAGCAAACACGCTGGGCGACTGCCTGTTGACGAAGTTCGACTATGGCACGCAGGCGGTCGCCGACGAGCTGCTGGATTGGGGCATCTTCGCGAGAGAGCACGATGAGCGCGAGGAAGGAGTGGCGAAAGGATAATGGCAAACCTTCGTGATGCAGCAGTCGCCAACGAATTAGCCTCGCGGCCTGAGTCGAAAAAAGGACCCCTCGCGCCGGGAATCTATAGCGACCCCAAAGTGGTAATCGACCAGAGCGGAAACGTAACCTCTGTGACGCAGGCCCCGGTTGTGGCCGCCGCCGCCGTCCCCAGCTCCGACACCCATACGACGCTGCCGGATGGAACCATCATGCAGTGGTGCCAGGGAGCGCCGCTCGACGGGACGCAGAACGGAGAGGTTTTCTCCACCGACTTTCCGATTCCTTTCCCGAATGCAATCTTTCAGGCTACGGTCTGCGGCATGACGACGGGAACCGATTATGGCGAGATGCCGGCGTGGAGCGTCACCGAATGGGACGAGACCTCTGTGTCCTACTACTACCAGCGCAACGCAGACCACGGCGACATGATCGTGACGCCGTTGATATTTGCAATCGGAAAATAGAGATAAGAAGCAAGCACGAGGAACGACTTTGGATAATCTTCCGGTGTATCAATTCGATGGCTATACGTTTCGCCCCGCGACCCTTGACGATAAGCCTTTGTCGCGCATGTGGAACCTGATGGACCCCGAGCACAAATGGGAGCTGCAGTATCCCGACTATTGGGTCGACCAGAATAACCAGGTGAACAGCTATGTGCTCGAAGACGCGATCGGGATTCTGTTTTTTGTGAAGTCCATCCGTCAGGCGGACAACGAAATTGAAATCTCCCTGCAGTTCGATCGAGAGTGCGGAACCGTATCGAGGGCGAGAGTGGTGAGAGGGCTGGAAGCGGGTTTTGGGTGGCTGAAAAAAGCATTGCCGATGAATGGCTTCAAGACCCTCTATTTCTTTAGCAAGAATGAGGACCTGGTTCTGTTCACGGAGAAGAGGCTGGGCTTTGTGAAGGACGGCGCGCGCGAGATTTACACGCTGAAAGATACCGAGTTTGAGGTCAAACAGGCTTCATAGAGGGGGCATCATGGCAGGCAAATGGATACAGAAAGCGGACGCGAAGATGAAGGCCAAAGGAACCGAGGGATCGTTCGGGAAGGCGACTCCGAAGAAGATCGCGGCAGGTCTTAAAGCAGGCGGCAAGATGGCGAAGAAGGCGCAATTTGCGAAGAATATGAAAGGGATCGCCGCGAAGCACAAAGACCACGCAGGCAAAGGCGGCAAACGCGCGGCCAAGGGACACGATGCCATCGGCGATCATGCCGGCTATTCCATGATGGCGAAGAAGAGATAGGAGACCGCCGATGTCGGGTCCCACACAGCAGCAAACGGATTTAGGCGATGCCCAGCTCGCGGCCTACAAGCAGGCGGCGGACCTCACCGCGAAGCAGTACGCCGACCAGCAGGCCATCTTTGCGCCGCTGGTATCGCAGTTTCAATCGATCTACGCCAAAGGGCCGAACCAGACGGGATTCTCGACTCCCGAACTCAACACCCTGAACTCGCAGGCGGTCGAGGGAACCGCAGAGAACTATCAGGCGGCGGCGAAGGGCGTGAATGAAAGCATCGCAGCCGAGGGCGGCGGCGACAACCCACTGCCCAGCGGCGGCCAGATACAGCTTAAGCAGCAGGTCGCCAACTCCGCAGCGCAGGAGGAGTCGAGCCAGGAGAACCAGATTAACGAGGCCGACTACACGCAGGGCTACAACGAATGGGAGAACGCGGGACAGGGACTGCAGACGATCGCCGCTGGGGAGAATCCGCTGGGCTACGAATCGAATGAGACCAGCTCCGGGTCGGCGGCAGGAACGACGGCCTCCGAGATCGCCAGCGAAGACGATAGCTGGCTCAACGCGACGATTGGAGCAGTTGGCAGTGCCGCAGGCATGGCGTCGGGCGCAAGTATTCAGAAGTGGGGATAGGGAGACACTATGGGCGGAACGACATCAGGAGTACAGGCGGCGGGACAGATGGAGGCAGCGGCGGCACCCAGCGGATGGGACGCGGCGGCGACACCGGCACCCCCGCAAACCGCACCAGCGGCCTCACAGCCGCCCAGCAGCGCGCCGGCGACCCAATCCCCCAACGCGCCGCCAGCAACGCCGCCAGCAAGCCCCGCAGCCGGTTCCACACCCCCGCCGCCCCCTGCAGCAGCGCAGCCGGTAGTCGTCACGTCACAGAAGGCACCGGGCATCCTTGGAGTGGTCGATTCGATCGCGGATGCTCTGGTAGGCAAGACCAAACCGGAGATCGGAACCGACGCGGCGGGCAATCAGTACGTGAAACAGCAGACGATGAGCCGAGGCCAGCAGTGGGTGCGGATCGGCGCGGGCCTGATCGGGGGAGCGGCCAAGGGGTTCGCGGCGGGAAAGGGACGCAACCCCGGAGCTGCAGCGGCGGCAGGCTTCGACCAGGGCCAGCAACAGGCGAAGGATGCGGCGGCGCAGACGCCGGCGCTGCAGAAACAGATTCTCGCCAACGCCAACTATCAGAAGCTGCGCATGGACACCGCCGAGCAGGCGTGGCACCTGACCGCCATGAAGCACGAGGCGAGCGAGCATGATGTGACGTTCGCCCAGGGGCAGGAGGACAGGCTGATGAAGGTCGACGGCGCAACGCTGCTGGGGACCGCAGCTAACCCAAACGACATCGACAAAATCCTGAAGGTCGACCCGAACGTGATGCAGAGCATGATTCAGAATCACCAGATCGAGATACTTCCCCACTACAACCCGGACGGGACGGCAGCCGGAATCCGCGTCTTCAAGATGCCGGATGGCTACCGGAAGACGATCGAGCCTGCAGGGACCGTCTTCCATACCTTCGACAGCGCGACCGGCCAGTATGCCGAGCACAAGAGCAGTGAGCCGCTGACAGCCGGCGAAGTCGACGACTACGAGACCGCAGCCGCCAACGCCGCGCAGAAGTTCAAGCTCGACCAGGCGAATCTGGCGCAGAAGCAGGCCGCGACCGATGAGGCGAAGGCCAACGCCGGCAAAGCTCCGAGTGAGATTGAAAAGAACAAGGCCGAAGCCGGCGCATCGAGGGCGACCGCAGCGAAGGCACCAAGCGAGATTCGCGCCAACAATGCGCGGGCCGATGCCAGCGAAGCTACGGCGGCGAAAGACCGCACGTTGACGGGCGACGGCAAAGGAGGGGCATCCCCATTAGTCGATTCCATTGGAACCGGCAAGGTGGCACCCGAACGGATGGCATATCTGCTCTCGCGCAACCCCGAGCTGCTGAGCGCCGTGACCCAGAAATATCCGGATTTCGACGGCTCGAAGGTGGCAGCCTATCCATCGGTCTACAAAGAGTTCACCAGCATGAAGCCAGGCACAGCCGGATTCACCCTCAACGCCGGAGCCACGGCATTGAAGCATTTAAAGAAGCTGGACGAGCTCAACACCACCCAAAGCCACATCTACGGAACCAGCGACTACATCGCCTACCGAAATCAACTCGGCACTCTCGCGCCCGAGCTGGCCAAGTTCTATGGCGACACGACCATTCCGGCGATCGATTCTTTCAAGGAGACTCTGGGTTCGACGCTCCCACGCAATCGCCATGCCGCCATCGCAACCCAGGTGGGATCGATGGGGAAGAAGTTCGACAGTATGCAACAGACCTGGGATAACGCCGCACCGAGTAAATCCTACGAAGCACCCATGCCCAACATCGACAAGGAAGCGATGGAGGCGAGAGCTTCGCTGGACCCCAGCTACCGCGCTCAGGCTGTAGCCCAGCAGGGCGGGCCGTCACACACCGCGCAGCCGCCAGCCCTCGCGCCCAACGTCGCGCCGCCAGCAGCAGGCATGAGCCGTATCTGGGCACCCGGCTCCCCGACGTGGAAGGACGTTCCGACTAACCAGATACCCAAGAACGTTCCCGGCCTGGTGGTGAGTCAATGAGCGCCGCTGCAGATCCTCTCGCGGGAATCGGCGCTCCAGTCGGCGCTCCACCGCCATCGAGCGGCGGCGGCGATCCTCTCGCCGGACTCGGTGCGCCGGTTGGAGCTGCGCCAGCCACCAGCGCCCCCGCAACGCCGCCGCCAGATGAAGATTCGTTGGGCCAACAAGCCAGTGAGGCATGGCAGGCTGTGAAGACGGGCGGTGCGCAGAGCCTTTCTACCCTGGCCAAGCTCTTTGCCCCGATGGATGGTAAAACGACCAGCGCTCTGGACCTGGCCCCAGAACTCAAGAGCAAAGTGGATGCCGCCGCCGCCGCGCCGATACCCCACACGATCGCCGGCATGACCGGATATGGCTTGGAGAACATCGCGGAGTTTGCTTTGGGCGACGAAGCGGTCAAGGGGATGAGCGTGGCCGAGAAGTTTTCGCACCTGGCCCCGTTGATGAAGACGATGGAGAAGTATCCCCGCATCGCTCAAGCCGTACAGACGGGCCTAAAGGCGATGGGGATTGGCACGGCGCAAGCCGGATTGCATGGAGCGGACACAACGGGGGCGCTTGAGAGTGGAGCAGTAACAGGATTGACCGCAGGCGCGCTCGATGGTGGGCTGGGCGCGCTGCAGCATGGAGCGGCGAAGGTTGCGCCGGCAGTCGAGGACATCGCGGGAGAGAAGGTGCAGACGCTTTCCTCGCAGCGACCAGGCACAGGACCGCGCGGCGACGTGAAGGTGAACGAGGTTCCCGAAGTAGGAGCGGCGCAGCAGGCATCAGCCCCAAAGGTGTTCAGGAATGTTGCACGGAACGCCACGCAGGACGCCTTGAACGAAGCCAATCAGGGGCGCGTCGTGGCCAACCAGATTAGGAACCCCGCGCGTCTCCTGGCATCGCCCGAGGATGCGAGACCCTATCCCTTCACCATCGAAGGCATCGGAACGACAGAGGAGTCAGTGCCAGGCGGGAATACGCCGCGCGTGAAGCAGATTGGAAGCGAGTACGTTCCGGGGAAAGGTTCGCCGACCGCAGCGAAGACGGAGCCGTACAACGAGGGTGCCTTCAAGTATGGCGATGAGGAGCCGCTGCCGCTCGTCCATGACCAGGAGCCGTTTACAGGGCCGACGCACAAAGAGCCGATCCTGCAATACCTCACCAGCCTCAAACCCGGTGAAGAAATGGGAAGTACGAGGGTGACAGGGAGCGGCGACATCGTTTCGATGGGGCCGGAAGCGACGCAGGCGCATTTGAGCAGGCTGAATGATCTGGTAGACAACCCGGAGCCTGATATGTCTCCGCAGCAGATCAGCGACGTAACCGAGGCGCGGGACCAGCTCGCCCAGAAGATGGATATGTATCACGCCTACCAGCGGACGTTGCCGAATTTCCGACCCGTCGATGCGCTGCGCGGCGCTCAGAGCGTGCAGACCTTTGGGGATGCTGCCGACCAGTTGCAGAATGCGGCCACGCCGATCTATCAGAAGCTCGACGCGGTTTCGGATGGCGAGTTCGGACGCCTGAACCGTGAACGCGCCGCAGCCGGCAAGCGCGGCGACTTCACCAAGCAATACCAGCTAGAGGGACAGATTCGAGGCATCATCGACAACTCGAATGGAATCACGCACGGCGAGCGCGCCCAGGCCTCGACGCTGTGGTCGAAGTCGATGGTGCTCGACGGCCTGCACAGCGCGGTGGAACATGCTGCCAACGTCAATGAACGCTATGCCTCAGAGGTAGCCGGTGGCCGCGTGTTGAGCGGGGTGCGGCTGCAGAACGGGATGCAGCGGCTTATCAAGCAGTACGGCCAGGACCGGTTGGAGAGTGTCATCGGCAAGGAGGGCATGGAGAACATGACGCGCATGTCCGATCTGCTGAATACGCCCAAGGGTGCCAGCGGGTTCAAGGGCATGAGTATGAGCGTGATGCACAACATGATGCACGGCAAGGTAGGAGGCGCGCTGGGCGCTTATATCGGTCACCAGATGGGAGGCTTCGAGGGCGCAGTGGCCGGAAGCTACGCCGGCGCGAAGGCCGAACGATGGCTGCTGCAACAGGCGGCAACGAATCCGCACATTGGTACGCTGGTCGACTACGCCGTGCGCAATAACGTAACCCCGAAGCTGGCCGCTGGGTTAATCTCATCTGCGATCATTCAGGAGAACCAACCACCGCAGGAAGAGAACACCGAGGAGACAAAATAGTGGAATTTCCATTGAATTATGGAGTGGCGCTTGCAGCGTTGAAAGACGGCGACCGAGTAGCGAGAAAGGGATGGAACGGCAAAGGGATGTTTCTGTATTACGTCCCAGAGGGTCAGTATCCCGCGAGGACCGAGATCGCGAAGGCAGAATGGGGCGAAAATGGTTTGGTTCCCTATCAGGCCTACATAGCTTTGAAGACAGTGGACGGAACTGTCGTCCCGTGGACACCATCGCAAACTGACCAGCTGGCCGAAGATTGGATGGTTCTATGAGACAGGAAGACATCGACAACTGGTTTCAGTACCACACGCCGAACCCAACGCGCGTAAACCGATACACGGACCTGCGCATCGTGGCCAAGGGCTTCGCGGAGCTATTCAACAAGAGCGTGCCGGACTGCGCGGACAAGACCGCCGCGATGCGCCATCTGCGCGAAACCGTGATGGCCATGAATCTTGCGATCGCGTGCAACCCGGAGGAGGAACAATGAGCGAAGCGAAGCTGATAGTTGCCGAGAAGCTAAACGACGAGCTGCTTTCGACACTGAAAGAAGTTGTGACGCTTTTCAATGCCACACGCCTCATTATGGATGCGGAAGCCCGAAGAATCGCCGGTGAGGTTGTGGCCGAAGCAACGGCAGTAATCCAAAAAGCTGACAAACTCAGGAGTCAACGATGAGCAATCGGTCAGTTTCGCCAGCTATCCACATCGCCCGTCGTCACCAGAGCGCGCCGAAGGCTCACCCCGCCGAGGCGGAGATCCGCAAGGCGGCGGAGGAGATCGACGGTGGCCGCTACGTCGCCGATACCCGCGCGAGTGATGAGAGGGCGCTGGACGGGCTGGGCCTCGCGCTGGGGATGGGAATGGATGGAGTCGCGGTGGGGGCCGCGCCCAGCTTCGCCGACTGGCACCAGGAGGAGAAGGCGACCCGGCAGATGAACGAGCTGGGCCGCCACCCTCGCGTGCAGGAGGCGATGGAGCGGATGCAGATGGAGATCGAGGACGCGAAGACGCCCGAGGAGGAGATCGAGATGCGCTGGCGTCTGCACGAGCTGCTGGCCGCCGACCAGGAGCGCAACAAGTGGGAGGGTCAGGAGCGATGGGAGGGCCGCGAGAACGAAGAGATGCGGCGCGGCGAGGTGTTGAGCCCCTGGCAGTTCCACGAGCGGCTGTGCGAGGCGCTGGGGCGCAGGGATCGCATACTGCTGAAGGATGACCGCATCGTGAAGATGAGCGCCACCGGAAAGAGCGGCCTGCTGGCACTGGTGGTACGCAACCCGATGTGGAACGGACAGACCGCCGTGCAGCACGACTACGCCCAGGTGAAGGCCGGCGAGATGAAGGACGCCGCCGAGGGCGAGCTGGTGAAGGCCAAGCGGCTGCGCAAGGCGAAGTACAACGCCGAGGCAGACAAGAGCTTTCACCTGGCCGGCGATATGATCCAGACCGCGACCGAGATCCTGCTGGAGCGCGAGGCGTATGAGACCGAGGTTCCGGAGTTCCTGAGAGTAGGCACCCTGCAGGCCCCGCTGGGAACCGAGTGGATGATTATGGGCTTCGACGAGTTCGGCGTGCCAACGTCGGCAAAGTATGTAGGCTGGCGAACGGCGCTGATGACGATGATTCGCGCGCGGGTGATTACCGAGGACGAGGCGCACCGCGCGTTTCCCCTGGGCAGCGGGCCGGCAGCGGAGTGGTACCTGCAGCAGCTCTTTATGTGGCGCAACGGGGAGACGGTGAACTGATGGCGAGCTTCGACGAGGCAGAGAGGCAGATTCAGGCGCGCGCGGACGCGGCGCGAGAAGAACAGCGAGAGAAGTTGTGGCGGACGCAATGCCTTCCCAAGTTTGCCAATGGTGGACTGAATGCGAAACAGATCGAGGTAGCGAAGGCGACGTTTTGCAGTGGCTTCGATGTGGGATGGGAGAGCCACCAGGCGTTTCTGATGGGCGAATTTATCCGGGACAACCAGAAAAAGAAAGTGCATCTGGCATGAGCTGCCGAACCCTCGATCGCGTGCGCCCTGAAGGAAAATTCGCGAGCAGAACCGTCTGCGGCCAGTGCGAATTTTGCTCTCGGCACGCAACCACATGGGTACGGGGCGGCATGGACGATATAGCTTGTGCCGCTTGCGCTTTGTGCTATTGGCTGATGCGTCAGTATGAACCGAATACGCCGTGGCCGCGCAATCTGAAGCGGTGCAGGGGGAAACGATGACACAGAAAGACGTTGACCGCGTGATGCTGGTTCGCTACGCGGTGCAGGAGGCGGGGCCGCGGGGGAGCCTGGAGGAGATGAAAGCCATCTGCTACTGCCTGCGCAATCGCGTGCGCGCCGGCTGGGGGGAATGGCTGGACGTGATCGAGAGCGCAGGCGAAACCCTGTGCAACGAGCCGATTGATCCAACCCGCATCGACACCGCCAATCGTGCCTACCAGCGACTCCTGCATGATGTTGACGATATCTATTTCGGCCACAGCTACGGAAGCGACGAAGGGCCGACGCTCGAAGACACTTTGTGCGAGAAGGAGCGGCCTTGTTTCTACTGGCTATTTCTACAGAGGCCGACGACGCAATGGTTCAAGGACACCATCGCCGCCGACAAGGAAAACCACCCAAGCAACGCAACGATGGGCCTTATGATGTTTTTCGAATAACCCTCCCCTATGCCCACTCCCCTCACTCCCCAGATCACATTGACCGCTACGCTGCAGGATGTCAGCGGCAACGCGGCCGGAACCACGGCAAGCCCTGCAGTGCTGCGGATCGCGCTGGCCGGGTTTGGGCTGACGCTGCCCTGCATCGTGGGAACCTCGAACCTTGTTCGCGTAGGCCCTGAAGATTTTTACGACGACGGGACGGGCGTCAGCACGTCGCTTTGGGGAAACGATGTTATCAACCCTCTGGGCACCTACTACGCCATCACGCTGCTCGACGGCGACGGCAACATCCTGCAGACGGGCGCGTACCAGTTCAGCGGAAGCGAAAGCATCGACCTGAGCAGCGCGGTGCAGATCGTACCCACCAACAGCATCGCGTATCTGCCAACTACTGGTGATTATCCAGGCACAACCTACCTTGCGGCGGGTGTTGTGGTCGGAGTTGCCTACGACGGCACCCTGCAGCGCCCAGGCATCGACTACACCCTTAGCAACGGAGGCAAGCAGATCAATCTGACCTTTTCGACGACAGACGAAGAAGGGGAAAATATCAGCGCACTCTGTACGGTTGTCATCCCGTCGTCGCTCGCGCCTGGGGCTTCGCTGCTGAAGTATGCGGTGTCTGCGGGGGATATTCCCGGAGATGCCGGCACGGTCTACACCGCGCCGGGAAAAGTCGTTGCGGTGGCCTACAACGGTGCTCTGCAAAGCAGCGCGTATTACACCATCCTCACCGACGACACATTCGATTTAACTTTCCCAACGTACGAAGGAGATACCGTTTATGCGCTTTGCTTCTAAAGTAGGAATGACAATGGCGGCGCTGGCGATCTGCGGCGCGGCGATGGGACAGCAGAAGACCAACCCGAATACAGGGATCAACTGGCCACTGGCGACTGGCCACGGCGCGCCGACGAGCGCCTGCACAAGCGCAAACTACTTCCAGCCATACCAGGACCAGTCGGTTACACCGAACGTCGATTACACCTGCGGCAACGATGGATGGAAGATTCGCGGAGGCCCAGCTGGACCAGCTGGCCCGCAGGGGCCGCCGGGAACGAGCAACCTGCTGGGAACGCAGGGAACCGCGAACGTGTCGAATGGTGCAGGCGTACCGCAACTTAGCGACATACTCTCCACTGCGCCGGCGCGGGTCAATGATTTCGGAGACTCCAAATGTGCCGGAGCCTTTACGGGTGGGCCAGCATTGTCCTTCAGCGGCATCTGGGATTCCGTATTTGAGCAACAGGCAACGACGAATTATCAATGCATATCGAGCCAGTCCGCGGCGGACGTGGCGAACCAGGTCTATGCTACGACTTTCGCGAACACCGATAAAAGCATGATCGGGACCGCAACAAATGACACCTTCACGATGGGCAGCGGCGATGACCAGTATTACCACAGCGTCCTTGACCTCGCGGCGTATGCGGCGATCCCCGATGGAAAGACACTGAGCGGCTACCCGGCCAAGACGCCGGGAACGGCTCTCACCTGGGCGAGTGGAACCTGCACGACGGGAGCGACCGGGACTTATTACCCGATTACGACGATTTGCCCGACTGGTTCCGTCTCGAACCCGATCGGCTTCGTTGGAGATCACTTTTATCTTTCGGTCGATACCAACCAGGCGGCGAATTTCAATATCTCCATCGCGTTCGACGGTGGCACGTCCTACGTCTATGGGCCAATTGGCTATGTGGGATGCTCGCACCCCTACTGCTTCCAATATCTGTCTCATCTGAACAGCTACACCTACTCGCCCTATCTGCTGCGCATCCCGATGCTGACGGGCGGTCGCAACACTTACCACACCGCTGTCATCACGGTGACGGGGACCGGCCCAGCTCCGATCAATTGGGTTGGAAGCAACGGGGCGGCAGTGCTCTATCTCGGCCCGCAGGTCGTCATCCCGAATCTAGAGCAGGAGGGCGGCGACACGCTTGGGACTAAGGCGAATGTGGCGGACCTGACGACGACCGCAATCGTAGGCGAACTCTCAGCCGATGGGCTGAACGTGGTGAAGGCTGACGTCTCGGGGATGTTGAACTACTATGCTGGTCCGAACGTGACCGTCACCGGCACCACGGTATCGGGGAGCCCAACGATCACCGTCACCGGCTCAACAGGGACGGTCAATCTCGGGATGGGACTATCAGGCAGCGGCTGGGCTGCCCCTTCACAGGTCTTTTCCATTGGTTCTGGAACGATCACGATGGCCACAAACTCGACGGTGACGAACAGCACCCCGGTTACTTTCACTGGAAACGGGAATTGGGCGAACACGCTACATGAAGACAAGGCCGGGGCGCTCATCAAGGCGCAGGCGCTGGGGCGTGCGGCCAGTCCACTGACCAACGGAAAGTTTACTAGCTATGCCCTGTTCAGCGATAACTACTTCAGCACAAGCTTCACAATTGCGGCATTCAATGGGATAACGGGACTAGGTGGATATTCTGCGGCCTGGACGATGCCTTTTCCGGCACAGCTTGTTTCGGTTTCGGTTAGCAACACCGGCGCGCAAGCCTCTTGCACGACCACGACCACCACTAGCTATGTGCAGATCAATTCGCTCACCTCGGGCTTTCCGATCTTCGTGAACGCTTACTTTGCCGGACCGAATACATACATCCTCGCGCCGGCCATGACCTACCTTAATGGCGGCCCGGTCGATGACCTCGTTGGGGGCGATACTCTCGTGGCGACAATGCATGGCTACGTCGGGACCGGATGCACGGCGGGCAACACCACCACCACAGTCACCGCAACATGGAAGAGGCTCTAAATGAAGAAGATCATTTGTCTATGCTTGATATCTTTCAGCGCGGCTTTCGGTCAGGTGTCGGTGACGAACAGCACAGCGGGGTTGCAGGCACCCCTATCGACAGGAACCAACCCTGGGGTTGTGAGTCCTGATGGCGTCACTGTTTTCAATTCAGGGAGTGGAGTCCTCACCGTCCAAAAGTATCCATCGGACTACGCGGTTCCGGTTACTGCGGGTGCAGCGGCCTTCTCTTCCGACGTGAGCAATAAAGTCAATTATCTCCTGCTCACCACGAACATCACTTCATCAAGTATTACGACTTCTGGCGATATTGGCCATGCAGGAAATCTATTTCACTGGATCATCTGTCAGGACGCGACCGGAGGGCACACCTTTGTCCCTCCTTCCGCTTTCATGGTTGGCAGCGATGCGATGGCGGCGGTCATGAGCGGAGCGGTCGCAAACACCTGCGCGGAGCAAACCTATATCTGGTCGACCTCGCTAGGAAAATTCATTTCAGTGAACGCGAACATTGCTGAAACGAACGCCGCTTATGTAAATCTGCCCAACGTATTCACTCAACCGCAAAAGATGCCCTCAATCACAGGAACCGGAGCTGCAACGCTTGCCCTTGGCCCATCTGGAGTCGTCGGTACCGGAGCGACGGGGCCTGTGTGCGGGATCGGCTATGCATGTACCTCCGTTGCAGGAACTGCTCAGTTCACAACAGGCACCGGATCGCTTTCTCCGGGGAACATTCTTGTAGTTACTACGGGGGTAACGAGAGCATCTTCGCCTAGCTGCCCGGTTAATGTTATTGGCCCCACCCTGACCTTTCTGGGGGAGTCTGCTATCAGCGATGCGACCACTGTCACTATCAGCGTCAAAGCCTCCCTGGCGGTGAGCACGACTTACACCGTGACCTGGAATTGCTCAGGTATCTAAAAAGGGCGCCCCGCACAATCCCTTTGACATCTTTATCTCTGTCCCTATATTGTCTAGGTACGAAATAAAGATGTCAAAAGGAGCGGCACAATGGCACGCATACCCAAGGAAGAGCGTCACGCGCAGGTCGACGCGATCGTTGAAGCAAGCAGCGACAACATGCACATCATCGAGATGCGCATTGAGAACATCAAGCGCGTACGATTCGCGCACATCAAGCCCAAGGGCAACACGATCGTCATTGCCGGCAAGAACGGGCAGGGCAAAAGCTCTGTGCTCGACGCGGTGGCCTGGGCGCTGACAGGCACGTCGATGATTCCGCGCTATCCCATACGGAAGGGACAGCGCACCGGAAGCGTTAAGGTCGACATCGGCGACTTCGTGATTACCCGGAACTTTACCGTGGTCGACGAGGAAAAGAGCGCGAAGGGCGAAACCTACCTCTCGAAGCTGGTCATCACCGGAAAGCGCGGAGAAGCCTTCCCCAGCCCCCAGGTGTTGCTGGACCGTCTGCTGGGCAAGTTCGGATTCGACCCGATGGCGTTCACCCGGATGGGCGACGACGAGCAGCTCGAGGAGCTGCGCAACCTGGTCACGTTCGACGTGGACATTGACGCGCTGGATGCGGAGCAGAAAGCCGACTACGACGCGCGGCGCGAGGCTGGGCGCGTGGTCGATTCGCTGAAGAACCGGGTTACTGCGATGACCATTCCCGCCCCGGACTTGCCGGTACAGCCGATCGACGTGGCGGCGCTTACCCTGAAGCTGCAAAACGCGGCCACGCACAACAGCGCGATCGCGACAGAGAAGGCGCGAAAGACACGGTTGGAGGAGGACGCGACGACTCATGCCGCGCAAGCCACCCAGCGGCGCACCCAGGCCGCCGAGCTGCGCCGGCAGGCCGACCTGCTGGACAAGGAGGCCGAGGAGTGCGTGAGCGCCGGTGCCGAGGCGTTGGCCCTGGCTGCCAAGGTCAAAATCGGCAAGGAGATCGACACCGCCGCCGTCGCCGAGGAGCTGACCAGGGCGAACGAGACTAACCGCGCTATCCAGTCGGCAGCCTACTATCGCCAACTGGAGAAGGAGCTGGACGCGGCAGATGAGGCGTGGGCGGCGATCGACAAGCGGATGAAGGAGCGCGACACCGAGCGCGAGAAGGCGATCGAGCGCGCCAAGATGCCCATCGAGAAACTTTCCATCGGCCACGGTGAAGTGGTCTACAACGGTTTGCCGCTGAATCAGGCGTCGAACGCAGAACAGATTCGCGTGAGCATGGCGCTGGGCATGGCCGCCAATCCCAAGCTGCGGCTGCTATGCATCCGTGACGGCAGCCTGTTGGATGCCGACAGCCTGAAGCTGATCGACGAGCTGGCCGAGGCGAACAAGTTCCAGGTGTTGATGGAGCGCGTCGAGACGGATGGCAAGGTGAGCGTGATTATGGAAGACGGCGAAGCCAGCGGCGAGGACGTGGAGGCCGAGGAGAAAAAATAATGGCTAGTTATGAGCAGTATTTTGCCGAAGCGGTTTCCGCAAGACTCCAGACGATAGGAGTCTTGCGGGTGTGTCACTGTTGCAGCAAATCCGGACCGGAGATCGATGAGGCGGTTCGAGAAGTGATCGAAGAGCAATGCAAGCGATTCGGCATCGAGCTGATGCCGAAAACCGAGATTTTAGACCGGGGCGACGACGTGGAGGTCGAGAAGTGATCGAGGCTATTCTTTCTGGCATATTCGGCGGTTTAGTGGGCGCATTTATTTTCAGAGTTGTTTTAGGGCTCACCGTCAGACCACGCCGCGGCGAAGTGCGCATGGCATCGCTGTGCTATACGGGCCGCACCGTTTACGGGATCGATCGACAAGGCCGAGTGTGGTTTATCAATCTCGAAACGGCAAAGTGGGAGCTTCATGGCAATCCTACCGAGGCCGAACGGGTGAAGGCATGAAGAACCTGCGAATGCACGAAAAGCTGAACCTGGGCGAGTGCGTCGACGTGAACCGGATAGGCCGCTCCGTTGGAGTCGGCCTGTTTGTCCTTGATAGCTTCGAGACCGGCGTCGACTACTGCGACGCGGCCAATGAAGCGTGGATATGGAGCATTGGCAAACACTGTATAACCGGCGTGATGATGGCAGCGATCGACAGCCGGTTTTACCAGAACCCGCAGTATGAATGTCTTTGGTTGAGGTAGAAAAATGAGAGAGTTCACGCACGAAGAACGGTTAATAGCTGCGAGGGGTGCAGCTATGAACACATCTGAAGCTGCTTCATTGAGGCCATCCACCATCGAGATGATCGCCGAGGCCTGGGCTGGAGGGGAGCTGACCTACGCGGTGTCGAATCAGTATGCAATTACGCTTGCATGCTTGGCGTTTCGAGCTACGAGCTTAGCCGCAGACGCAGCTGGCGTTGCTGAAGATGTTATGACTTCCGCAAAGAAAATCGTGGAGTTACAGCAGACCACTCCAGCAATCTCGATCTTCACTCCCGACGAGATACAGGCGGCGCTCGACAAGAACCTTGCCGCAGGCCTGCGCCAGCTCGCCGACGCGATCGAGGCCAGCGCGATCGACGGGAAGGTGATCGACTGCCGAGGAAACGGATTTACAGGGCCGAAGGTCGACGCCCGCGCCCACCTGTTGCTGCGCATCGACCTGGCTGCACCGATTCGGCAAGTCCTAGAGGGTGAATCACGCGAGGAGTTCGAGCGCGATCGTATGGGACAGACAGGCGAGGACAACGCCCGAAAGATGTTTGGCGACAAGGAGAAAAGCTAATGTCAGCGGACGCGATCAAGGTAAATGAATTGCTGAACCAAGCTGCGGATTTCTGTCGGGCCAAGGCCGACGAGATTCGGGACTTTGTAAACGAAGAGGTCCGCACGCCAGAATTTCTCATGAGCGCGGGAGGTGCAGCCGACGATCTAAGGAACATCGTGGACGACATCTGCGACCTTACGCTGGACGAGGAGGAGTGCTGATGGCAGTCGAGACCAAACCCGGAGCCAAAGAGCTGATCGTTGCAATGACGGAGGACGGCCAGAATATCGTTATCAATCACCCGTACCTTGAACCCGACGCCGAGGGCTGCGGGCATATTGTGTTTTCGCCCGCCCAGGCTACCCATCTGGCCATGCTGCTGCTGCAGAAGGTGAAGACGATCAACGGCGTCATTTGCGGACACTGCGGCGACCTCATCACCCAGGAGGGCGGATGGGCAACTGCGCTATTCCGCTATTGCTTCAAAGACGAGTGCCAGGAGGAATTTTACAAAGAGGCCCAAGCAATGATTCGCAAGGTCCATCCTGAGACCGCCGCGCTACTAGCAGACGCTACAGGCAACGGGTTTTGGTGTAGTGGCACTGCGGCGAATGTGCGGGATATCTGCACCATTCAATGCGCCGGATGCCATGACGAGCAGAAACGCAAAAACCTGTCTAGCAACCATGCGCCCGAGCAGCAGACGTTCACCTGTCCGGAGTGCGGAGCGGTGAGCTACAACCCCGGCGACATCCTCAACAGATATTGCGGCGCTTGCCATGAGTTCGCCAAATGAGCAAACCTATTCGAGTGTTCTTTAGTCCGTTGTCGCGCAGGTTTTATGCTTCGCGCGCCTACAAAGAGGAAGCCCCCGGCGTGGTGACGATCACCGGAGAGAAGTTTGATGTGACCAACGATATCGCGGAGCTCTTCGAGCGCTACGATGTCGTATTCAAGAGGCGGGACGATGCCGATTCTAAAAGAGAACAAGAGGAAGTATCCAAAGGACTGGCCAACGATTAGCGATCGCATCCGGTTTGGGCGCGCGTGCTATCGCTGCGAGTTCGAGACGCTGGACGGCGAACGCTGCACCGCACGGCACGGCCAGCGGCACCCCTTTACAGGCGTGATTGTAGTGTTGACCGTCGCGCATCTGAATCACGATGAAAGCGATTGCCGCGAGGAGAACCTAAAGGCCGCGTGCCAGCTCCACCACAACCGCTATGACCTGAAGCACCGTCTCGAAATCCGGCAGCGGCGGCGACGAAGAGAGAAACAGACGATGGAGTTATTCGCATGAAACAGCCTACAAAGTTGATGAGAGCCGCGCTGCGGGGATGTATTCATTGGAATCGTAGTTATATGGGAAAAACCGAGGTCGAAGGGTTGACCTGGATAAATCTGACAGGCACCGCAAAAGTAGGCATCCCCGAGATCGTGCCAATCATCGGTGAGTCTGTGAGCTGGCACCTGGGCGCTGACAAAGACGGCAATGCGGTGCGCATCTACGAAGAGGACGATGAGACGGTAAGAAAGTTTTATGCGCGAACCTAGCAAGCTGCCAGCGGGTGAGGCGTGCGTCGCGCAGTTCCGCACCACCGTCGACGGGCCGACGCACCACTACCAAGGCTGGGTGAGGGTGGCGATCTACGAGAGCGGCATCTGGATGCAGTGGGAGGGTGAGGCCGACTGGTACGGCTTCACCTGGTGGGAGGCCGCGCACTTCGCCAAGATCAACCCCCCGAAGCTGCGCGAGGACCTGGAGTGGGAGCGGGACGACGCGAGGCAGAAAGGGCTGCTGGAGGCGATTGCCGACGCCAAGGCACACCCTGAGCTGTGGATGCCAACAGAAAGCCCCCAACGGCGAGGCTGAGGGCTTGTGTAACAACCTTACACACTGCTAGATTCCCCTCCGATCCGGGATGTGATTGTTCAGCGCGGCGGCGATCCGCTTGGCCATCGTGCCGCTTACCGCCGTGCAGACCGCCTTTTCGCGGAACATAACGCTGGTGCCCTGGGCGACGTGCTGCGATCGGAGTGGGAGATTCACACCAGCCATGCGAAAGACAGAACGCCAGTTCGGACCCTGAAGGCTAACTCCTAAAGGTTTAGTATTTTTGCGAAGCATGCACGGTGCGAACCCGAGAGCAAGGAAGACGGCTTCCCAATCCGGCCCGAGGAAGTATCGGGCCAGATCGTTAGCCTGGGCGAGTGTGAAATCAACTGCCATTGGAGAAACCTTTCTGGTACTCACGAACTGATGACGGGACAATGTGATGATCGAGCCGCAGAGACTCTAATCGGTCGCTGTATGGCCACACCAAGGCATAATCCTCACCTTTCCATTGTTGTTGGAAGACAGGATAATTGCGATTCTCATCGTTGAGGATGTTGGTGTCACCGTTCCACGTCGCATCGTCGGCACGTTCGACAGAGAACTCTACACCGAAATAGAACAGGCCGGTATTGCCCCAAGTGCTATCGACCAGAACGCCGTTTTCTTCGTTCCATGCGTGCAGGATGACTTGGCCAGTGGGAGCGATGGCGAACCCTTCGACATACTTGAGACCGAAGCGGCCAGAGAGGACGATGGCATTGCCGAAGCACATCTTCTGCGCACCAATCTTGTATTTATGCGCCCATTTGCCCGTGTAACTGCGGCCATGCTGAAGAACGAAATCGTACGGCGATGTATAGACCAGACCGGGCAGCAGAGGGTATCGAAACGCTGCCAGCAGAAGCGCATTCAGCATTTCGCGCGCTAATTCCTCATCGCTCATTGGCTTTATCCTCCAGTTCAATCTTCGCACCGCAGGGTTTGCAGTATTCCTGGTCCTCATGCCAGCAATCGGATTCGGCCAGATTGCGTTCAGCGGTGGGGACAGTGTGCTCGATGCCGCAACCTGGGCAGTCCGCGGTGAGCTGCTCAGACTCCATCTCCCAATCGGAGATGTAACCTTCGTTCACCTGAAAATCGGTCGGCATGTGGGATTGCCATTGCCGCCCTGCAACATCTTCGGCCTTGGCTTCGGTGGATTCGTCTACTTCGACCTCATACGACCATTTAGCGATGACTTCAACTTTGACCTTGAATTTAGCCACGGTTCGCCTCCACAAGTAACTGCACAATGCGCTGCGCCATCTTCAAGTGCTCATAGTCGATCGCGTCGACTGGATTGCCGACGCGCATCGCGTAGTCGGCGAGGGCCACATCCAGATGCGTCTTTGCGTCGAGCAGCGCGGCGTATGCTGTGATGCCCTTCACTGGTTCCATTTCTTTTGCCATTGGAGATCCTTTCGGGCGGCTGACGCGCCGCCCTGCGGTTAGGAACCGAATTTCTCGGCGTATTCCTGCGCTGGCTGGAGTACTTCGACCAGGCTAACGGAGCAATCACTGACGACATCGCAGCCATTGCCATAGACCAGAAAGACGCAAGCGTTGCGCCCATCTTTGTGCGCGGTAAGCCATTCTTCATCGGTGGTGCCCATCGCTTCGACAATCGCAGCCTCGTCCGCGCTGGCGATCAACACCGTCTCTTCGCCATCGTTGACACTGATGAGATAACCCGCAGCCAGCAGATCGACCACGACGCGCGTAGCTACCAAACGATCAATTTCAGGAACCTGTTGGAGTGACATTTTTTCTCCTTTTGGGCGGCTGACGCGCCGCCCTGCGGTTAGAGGGACTGGATGTGACGGGTGAGGCGCTGGAAGAGACCGCCATCGACGGCGCGGCGGACGGCTGACTGGTGGACGCACACGCGGTCCTTGCCGGATTCCTTAGCCCGGTACATGGCGCGGTCGGCGTTATCGACGATGGTGGACGGGTGGAGCATGGTCGAATCCAGCATGGCCACGCCAGCGGAGAACGTGAGCGGGTCGCCAGCGCAGCAGCCATACCGGACACTCTCCGCGATGCGGCGGCAGAGCTGGGCGGCTTCGTCTTCGCTGGCATCTGGCAGGAGAATGGCGAACTCTTCGCCGCCGATCCGCGCCACGGTGTCGCCGGCACGAGTGAGAGAACCGAGACGGGCGGCGAACGCGCCCAGGCAATGATCGCCGGCAATGTGGCCGAGGGTATCGTTTCGCCGCTTGAAGTTGTCAAGGTCGATGACGACGACGGCCAGCGGCGACGAGCTGCGCCGCACCGAGAGGAACGCCGCCGACAGCCTTTCTTCAAAGGCGCGGCGGTTGCAGATGTTGGTGATGGGGTCGATGCGGGCGATCATTTCGAGCTGCTCGTTTTTGGCCTCGAGCTGGCGGATGATGTCGTGAGCGGCGGCGAGGGTGGAGGGTAGATTCATCATGGTAAATTCCTTTCGGTGCTGGGCGAGGCCCATGCGGTTGTGAGTTATGCGGTTAGATAGCGAACGTTATATTTTTTTATGAAATAGTGTTAGTTGTGACGATGAACACAAAAGCAATGGGTCAAGAATGGCGAGACAAAAGAAGGGCCGAAGGGCGATGCTGTAGCTGCTCTGTGTCCTTTCCGCCGCCCGGCAAAAGGCAGTGTGGGACTTGCGCTGAAAAGCGGAGAGCGAGAGACCGCAAGAGATACAAGGCTGGTTTTTGTGGATGCGGAGAGCCTAGACCAAAGGGAAAAGCTACATGCGCGAAGTGCAAGCTGCGTGCTACAAAGTGGATGGCTATCCCCGAAAACAAAGAGAGAACGCGACTCCGAACGAATGCAAGAAATGCGGGAATTCGTGTCGAAGTGATGTCTGCATACGGTAATAAGTGCGTGTGCTGCGGAGAGAGCGGACTGCCTTTCCTTACCATCGACCACATAGGTAACGACGGTAAGAGCGATCGAGCGCAATACGCCACAACCAACTGGTATCGACTCATACGAAAGATGGGATTTCCGAAGCATCTTCAAATCCTTTGCTGGAATTGCAATATGGCAAAACAGCACTACGGCGGTGGCGTCTGTCCACATCAACTCATGCGCAAAGCAGCTCTAACGCCAAAGCGTTCAGCGAAGCCCTGACGTTATTGCAATTTTCTTTGACCAGGCGAATGAAGTTAGGCCGCGCAGCGCCCTGCGGCGCTTCAGACTGCCATACGCGCTCTAAGAGTTGCGCGGTCTGTGTGGATTGGCCGTGCGATGAAAACTGAACAGGGATGCACCGTGAGAGTAAGCGGTCTTGTAATTTTTCCGTGCTATTCGCGGTGAGGATGAAGATGGTATCGGGTGGCGGTGCGGTGCTATCCAAGATGGACAGCATGTAGAGCTGCGCGGCGGCGCTGAGTTGATCGGCCTCATCAATCAACACGAGATGCCGCTTGAACCCCATGCGGGGCACGTAGTGGCAATTGCTCACCACTTGGCGCAACCGCTCTACATGGGAATCCTGCGATGCGACGTGATGAAGCTCTGCTGGCATCTCTGCGGCGATGGCAAGCGCGAGTGTCGTTTTGCCGATGCCCGGTTCGCCTAGAAACAAGAGACCGCCTTTTGAGGGCGGATTGTGTGCGATCTTGGCGGCGATGCGGCGTGGTTTGTCTAGGCCGATGAAGTCGGCGATGTGCTGGGGTCTGTATTTCTCGGTCAGTATGTCGGTGGTCAGGGGATTTGAAGAGAAGAGAGAATCCATGCGATACGTCCTTTCGGTGCTGGGCGATGCCCAAGAGCTGATTGCGAATACAAAGGTAGCCTGTCCCCTCGGAATCTGTCAACAACTAATTTGCACCATGCGCCACACGCCATAAAGCGGTATCTATTCGGATGCAATTCGGGTGCGAAGTGACCGCCAACCCGCCGCGAAGTGACCGCAGAGCGACCGCGAGTGAGCCGCCATATGCCCTAGATGTGAGTAGAACAAAGCCTTGTATCCTGCTGCTAAACACTGTATCGATGACCAATAGCAATACCTCGAAGGCCACCGGGGTAGGGGAGACACTTGACACTGACACACAGTTTAGTTTAGGCTTAGA